AGCACTTTGCGTGTGTTGATCTCTGTAGAAGCCCTGGCAAAAGGATTTGACGTGCCTGACGTGGGTTGTGTGTGTGATGCACGCCCTCTGCGCAAATCTCTGTCTACAGCTATTCAGATGTGGGGCCGCGGCCTGCGCTCGTCTCCTGAGACTGGCAAGAAAGACTGCTACTTGCTTGACTTCAGCGGCAACATCGTCCGCTTTGCAGAAGACTTCACCGATATCTTTTTTAACGGTTTAGCTGAGCTAGACACCGGTGAAAAGCTCGACAAGAAGATTCGCAAAGACGAAGACTACGAACTCAAAGGCTGTCCTAAGTGCGGCTACAAACCGTTCACTAAGCGTTGCATGGGTTGTGGCTATGAGCGCCCATCAAAGCTCATGGAAGACGCCAAGCCTGGCCATATGCAAGAGATATTTATCGGCGAGGGCAAAAACAAAAAGAAGCTGGCCGACAACGCAGAACACTTGTGGGCTCAGGTGGTGACCTACTCTCGCATGCACTCTAAGCCTGAGACACAGCAAGGCCGTGCCTGGCACTTGTTTAGGAAGATCACCGGCCAGGAACCTATGTGGAGATTTACGACTCAACCAAATGTTGAGATCACAAAAAACGTATCAAACAAAATTGTCCAGTTGAACATGGCTTGGAAGAAAGCGAATAAAAAATGACACAAGATGAAATCATTGAGATGGCTAGACAGGCTGGATGCTTTGAGAAACACCAAGTGTTTTACTTTACATCGCAAGACCTTGAAGCCTTTGCCAAACTGGTAGCAGAGCATGAGCGTGAGGCGTGTGCGCTTATTGGCGATGGCTATCACGATGAAGAAGCAAACTGTGGTGATTTAATCAGAGCAAGGGGACAAGCATGACTCATCCTTTACACGACGCAGAATTTCTTGCCATGATTGGTGATAAAAATTCAGACCGCAGGACTGGCCGCTCCACAGCATATGCGTTCAGGTTGATCTCTGAGGCAATTTTGCACCCCAGCCAGCCGATCAGGATCATCGATCACTATGGCACGCATGAGGCCAACAAAATGCTGGCTCAAATGATTATGAACATAATTGAGCAAACAGGTCTTAACTATTTAGAGATAAATATAGCAACACTCACTTTGACATTTGGAAGAGGTGAAGCATGAGCTTTGTAGACTTTGCACGTAATCACGGCGTAGAGATTGACCAGTCTCACCTGTATCCATCCGATCGCATTCGCCGCTGTGGCACAACAGAAAAACCACGCTCAACTAACGGCGCCTACTTTTGGGATGGCGACCGTGGCTGGGTGTTTAACTGGTCAGGAGAAGCAAGAGTGTGCTGGTACGAATCTACACGTCCTTGGACAGACGAAGACAAGCGCGCATGGGCGGCTAAACGTCAGGCGGCTAACTCTGACCGTGACCGCTCATACGAGATGGCCGCGGAGCGCGCAGAGATAGCTCTACGTTCTGCCAAGATGGAAAATCATCCGTACTTAGAGATCAAAGGCTTCAAAGACGTTCAAGGCTATGTCCTGGACGGCAAGCTCATAGTCCCGATGCGTAACGTGGTGACCAACAAACTGCAGGGCTACCAGGAGATTTACTGGGACGAACCGAACCGCAAGTATGAGAAGAAGATGCTCCACGGCATGCGCGCCAAAAATGCTGTGCTGTACATGGGCTCCAGAGGCGCTGAGGAGGTCTGGTTTGTTGAAGGGTATGCCACAGGCCTATCCCTGCACAAAGCCCTGCGTAGCGTTGGATTAAACGCGTCTGTGGTGGTTTGTTTCTCTGCGAACAACATGGTCAACGTGGCCAGCCAGGTCAAAGGCCGTCGTTTTGTATTTGCTGACAACGACGCAAGCAAGACCGGCGAGAAGGCGGCTATCGAGACTGGCCTGCCCTGGACGATGGCTGATGAGGTTGGATATGACGCTAACGACCTGCACGACAACTGCGGTTTGATGGCACTTGTAAAAAAAGTTATGAATCTTCGTAGTGAGGTATTGACAAGAAAAATAGAAATGTCTGTATAATAAAAACTGTTGTAGTCGTTCACAACAGTTGAAAGCCGTTACTCATGCATTGGCCTCCTTCACAGGAGGGAACGACCCAGTGCAGTAGTAACGGCTTTTTGCATTTTGACGACCGCTGTATCGGACGCGCACTGGCGGTAGCGATACAGGGACACCTCTACTACGGGATAGATGTTGAGATAGAGGCATGGGTGGCGAAGATAGCGCCCTAACATCGAACGGCTGTCGGGTCATGTGGCTCCAGTAAGCAGAAACATGTGAAGGCTTAGCCCCCTGTGGGAGGGCTGAGTCTGTCCACCAATAAGCAGACAAGAAATAAACAATAAGGGATTAGTAAGGTAATAAGGGGTACAGGGGGGGGGAGCCCCTTTTTTTAACAAACTGCTGTAATTTTCTGTTACAGTGTACAGACCACGATATTGTGGGTAAAGGAGAAAACTATGAGTATTCCAGCATTTCCAAGACCGTTTAGCAAAGACGATACAGATGCATTTGACGACAGCGCAACTTACTCTGCACATGTGGGTATGACCTTGCGTGATTACTTTGCGGCACAAGCTATGCAAGGGTGGCTTGCAAATCCAAAAACAGAGTATGGAACAAGCTACGAAAAATTTGCCAAAGTGTTTTATGAAATGGCAGACGCCATGATTGAAGCGCGATGACTGAAGAAGAAATTGAAATTGCAACTGCGAAACATGATCGCAGGACAAAAGCATTTATGGATGCCGGTTTAACCCGTGAGGCGGCATGGGAGCTGGCAGACAAAATGTTTGACCGTGACGCAGATCCCCAGGACGACAGACGTTTGTGTTTTGAGTGTAAGAACTACAAAGACAACGAATGCTCTGCGTACCTGGTGGGTAAGAAGCAAACACCTATGACGCCTTTGCGTTTTGTTTTACAACGATGTGATCGGTTTGAATTAAAGGGAAAAAAATGAGACGAATTGGAATTGACCCAGGTATCAGTGGAGCCATAGTTGTACTGGAAGACGATATACCGGTGGAATGGTCTTTGATGCCTACCATGAAGATTGGATCCCAGAACCGCGTAAACGCAGTTGCTTTGGCGGCACTGCTTCGCGGCTATGGAAACGACAGCAAAGTATTTGCATACGTCGAGCAAGTGCACGCAATGCCTAAGCAAGGCGTCTCCAGCATGTTCAGCTTTGGACATTCCTGCGGTGTTATTGCCGGCGTGCTAGGTGCGTTTGAGATACCTGTGACCTACGTCACACCACAGATGTGGAAGACGCGCGCACACCTGACAAACAAAGACAAAGATGCGGCTCGGTCACTGGCTATACAGATGTGGCCACACTGGCGTGAGCTGGATAAAAAGGGTGCTGGCCAAGCGCTAGCGGATGCGGCTTTAATTGCGAGGTATGGAATATGAAAAAAGAAGATATGGTGATGCTGTTGCGTAGTGCAGGCGTAGATGAAAACGCTGTCAACTTAGCAATGAACGCATGGGAGATTGGGTTTGAAGCCGGTGAACTTGCTGGCTACAACAAGCACTTAGAAAATTTAAAACTTATTGGAGAAAAATATGAGCCAAAAAGAGATTAACGACGCAGTAGATTACATCTACACCCATGGACAAAAGTACGCCCATGCAAAGGCTAACCTGACCTATATGGAAGAATATAGAAAGACCCTCAAAGCTATGCTGATGAAGCAAGCCTTAGCTGATGGTGCTAAATCAGCCGCTGTGGCCGAAATGGAAGCTTACGCAGATGCTAAGTACAAACAACACCTAGAAGACCTAAAAACGGCCGTAGAAGAGGCTGAAGGATATCGTTGGGGGTTAGTATCAGCACAGGCCCGTGTAGAGGTCTGGCGGTCCCTGGAAGCGTCTAACAGAATTATGGATAGGGCAGTGTCATGAAAAAACTAGATGAAGTAAAAGCAATAAAAGAGCAACTCAATGAAGAAAACCGTCAGGCGGTACTTGATACCTTGATTGCTATACAAATTGAAGGCTTAGAAAAAATACTTGAGGGTAACGGCGGCTATGTGAAATCAGCAATGGCATATAACATGTGCGCAGGGTTGATTGATCAATTGAAGTACTACTCATATGCATGTTTTAAAGATCCTGCCAATTTATTACCTAATGAGCCGGTGTGGTCCGATTTTTTAGGGAAGAATATTTAATGCAAGACGAGCTCCTAAATTATGAATAACAGCATGACAGCAAAAGAGCGTGCATACGTGGGCCTGGTGAAGCTACTTCCCTGCTCCGTATGCGAAGCGCCTGGTCCCAGTGATGCACACCACATCAAACAAAACAGACAGTACACAGTT